AATATCGCTAATTAGTTGTGCTGCCTTATCTTGTCCAAGTATTGTTGTAATAAGAATAATTGCTGGATAAAGCAACATACCAAATAATGCAAACCAAGTCATTTTTCTCATAGCATCACGTTGTGCATCAGCATCTTCTAGTTCTTTACGTTTAAACTCAAGATGCATCTCAAGTTCTTCAGCGGATATATGCCCATCACCATTGGTGTCAGCATCATCCAAACCCTCGATTGTTTTCTTGTCTACCATTTTCGTACTCCGTAATGATTGCTTCGGCAATTTCATATGCCTCTCGATATCCATTACGAAGAGAATTGGACTTATGTCCTGTTTCAATAAATGTCTTAAGACTATTTATATCAGAACCATAGGACTCTAATTTAAAATCACTAATGACTTCTTCAAATTGAGTTCTTAAGTTCAAAAGTTCTTGCACGTTCAACTGCTATCTCCAATTTACTTTCTAAAACTTGGACATCATCTTGATCACATTGAAAGACGATGCCAATACCACCAGCATCAATCCATCTGCGGATATTATCTGGACGATCATCAACAAGTATGTTTGGTTTACGAGTAAGTTTATTCCAAGCATACTTATGTTTGTTAGAAGTAAAGATCATGTTCTCAATGAGTGGTGGAACATAACCTTTATTTTCTAACCAACGTCGTTTCCAATATGCAGAATTATCGCGGTCACCAGTTAGTGGTGAAGAGCAGATACCCCAATCATCATTAGAGATTTCTTCTACAAAGGTTACGATTCGATTCGATTCTTTGAACTTTGGCAACTGATAAAACCAGTCTGTACCAATTAGAGATGCAAATGCTGCTTCTCTATCATACAAAGATTTCCAATGTTCTACATTGAAGTGCCTTTGAACTGCACCAAAGAAGTCGGCAATCACGCCATCCATATCTAGATATATTGTCATATTATTTACTCCTCACATGAAATTCAATAAGATAGTCAGTCCAGAGACCACGAACCATTTTAAGTTGTGATTCAAGATACTTGATAACTTTTTCGTTTGGAATTGGACGAGCAACTTCATCCATGATTTGCTGTGGAAGCACACGCAGAAAACGCTCAATTGATTCTCTACGACGTTCAGGTGACATCTCCTGAATGTTACGCTTTAACCGAGTTGGTGAAATACCTTTAGACATAATGAACTCCTCTCTTTTCATTTTATACATATATTCTATCATAGTTTTACAGAAAAGTAAAGCTCTTTTTCGTCTTTTTTTTAAATTATTTTAATTTTTTTAATGAAATAATTTTCTCCTATCCCACTCTGCTTTTGTATCGAGTAGGAGTTTGGTATAATTATCTCTATGCTCTTTAAACACGAGAGGTGCCTCATTATCAACGTCCATAATGATTACTGTGTTTGTAATAGGTATACCTGTGCGCTCTTCGAACATAATAGCATAACCAGACATCTGAGCAAAATAATTTGATATATTTTCTTTTTTCTTTATCCGCCGACTAGTTTTAAAATCTATAATAGATTTAACGCCATCAAACTCACCCACACAATCACATCGCCCAGCAAGCCCAAGATGATTAGAGTAAAGAGCCATCTCGAGGCCATTGATGACTCCAAGTCTCTCGTCAAAAATAGACTGAACGTTTTGCAGTGATTGTCTAATGTGCGGAAGATAGTCTGTAGTGTCTTCATTTTTAAGATACCTTTCAATAATCGCGTGGACTTGTGTTCCACGATTTGCAGCACGACTCCCTATTTTATTCGCCTCATCCTCTCCGACTCTCGCTTTCCACTTAGCAATACTCTCTTCTGATAGTATGCTTAATACTGTTGTAATACTAGGATAACGACTACCATCAGGAGTAACATAAGTCCTGCCTGATGGGCGTGTGTCTGTATCCAAATCATCATATCCGAGATCAATCGTTTCATGTATAAACCTCATGTTTTTATTGTATTACCTCTTCCTGAAGTTTTTTTAATTTGATTCAATTTATCTTTGAATCCATCAGGAACTTTACTTTGCAAAGACCCTGCCATAGAAATGAATTTTGGGGGAGTGAGGACTCGTACCACATCATCATCTTCTAACATAGGTGCTAGTTCGTTAAATGTGCAGTTAACATCCCAAGTCTCATTCGTAGAAATTCTTTTTAGTGTGTAGACTGGCATTTCGCACTTCTTTCTGTACTTCTTTTACACGTTGACGCATCCAACTGATAGCAGTACTTATATGACCAGTATCTTGTGGTTGCAATTTACTTTCAGCATAAGCAATTTCATTATATAAAAAATCTAATTTGTCGAGATTATCCATTGAACTTCACTTTCATTTTGTACAACTTGGTTATGAACATATTGCCCTTTACCTGTATATAAGATTTCACTAACCGCAGGATTCGGATCAATCAATTGATTGTTTTCTTCACCCTTATCAATGTAATTCGCACCTGCGACAATTGCGCCAATAATTAGTAATGCTTCCATCATATCACCTCTTCGTTGAACCAGTAAGGAACTGGTCGTTTAGTCCATACCATTTTGAACCGTTCTTGTTTTGTTTTGTAATATGCCCTGTAAGATTTCACTGGATCATTGTAAAACATACACTCAGGATTAGACTGCATTGCCAACTTGAATGGAGTCAATTTACCTGCAGGGATATTCCTAGGATAAGAGTACAATGCCCCACCAAGTTTTCTGGCAGTAGCATGAATCTTACCATATCTGTATGTATACTCATCACAAAGAGCGATGAAGTGATCATACAACCAACGATAATTTGCTTCACTCTCGCGTGCCCAAACACTACATGGATGGTTGAAGTGAACTGCTTTGTAATAGAGAACTTCTGCTTCTAGATCATCCTGACCAAGATATAGGTCGTAATGTTTCACCATCCTCTTACCAGATTTGGATGGATTAAGTGTTACAATACCATCAAGCATTCGATGTGAAGTAGACAGCATTTGCGCTGACTCAACGATCATCTTCACGACGTGTTTGTCGCATTGCATTTGAGCAGCAACAACAGGGTCTTGATGTAAAACAAATATATTCATAATGAACTTCCTATTTCAATTCAATATAGTATTATATCATAATTGTTATGATTTGTAAAGTGTTATTGTAAAGTGGGCATAGGCAATTCGCCCTTTTTCATCAAATATTCTTGTCGCATTCTCCATAATCTTTCTAATACTCTCCGTCTTCGTCTGTCTTTTTGTTTTCTTATTTTCAGCCAATTTTGATTCATAAGGTATAATCTTATTCTTTTTTCTTTAACCTCTTGTTTTTTGATTTGCTGATACAGTTTCTTTTGTTTTAACGGTTTGAGTTGTGGATACAATCGTACCTCTATTGTTAGATGTTAACTTTTGAGCAAGCCTGGAAATGCCTCCTCTACGATAGGTTTTGTTAACCCTTTCGGGGTATTTTTATTTATCATATTAACGCAGATTTTTGCATCCTCAGGATGAATTCCTTCTAACATTCCGAGAAAAATACTTTCTCTTTTGTATGCTTTTACCTGCATTCCTTTACCACCTCTCACAAAATATGTGAACTTAGTGTTTTCTCTAAGAAGATTTGTTGGGTGGTTATGCGGTTCTGAAGGTGTATATGGTACTTCACCTTTCGGTAATAACCATTGTACAGTTTCATCCATAGAACCTCGGATCACGTCTTTGAGTGCCCAAGATTCATTCTTTTTGAGTATAGCAATTTTTTCTGCTTTTGATTTTGCTTTACTCACTTCATCTAAAATTTCGAAAATATATTTTACCATCTATAAAAATTCCTCCACAGATTCAATCAGCATTTTCATATTTTTATTTATAAGATATGGAAACACCTTACCTTTATTGCCCCATGGGTCTTGTGAATTGAAATCCTCTACGATTTTCTCCTTGAGTCTATCAGGAGTTTGAGTTAGGTCAATGAGTTTTTCATTGCGACAATAGTTACGATACCATGATGCGGCATACAATAATTCACCATCAGATAATTCTTCCTTGAATGTTTCAAGTTTTTTCTTAGATAGTGGAGTTTGTCTACGACCCTCTACAAATACATCATCATCAGATAATACATTAGGAACACCATCTCCGGCATCGCCTCTCAATATTTTTTCGATTAAGTTTACTCTGGGAGCATCGTCCTTTACCTCTTTTTTCAACAATGGAGAAAACTGTTTTACATTATCATATTTCTGCAGTTGTTTGAAATCACCATCAGCGGATACAATCATGATGTCCTCATAGTTACCAAACTCTTGAGAGTTCTCCACCAAAGTGCCTATGATATCATCTGCCTCACATTCATCAACATGAAT